CCCGCCGGGTCTTCGAACGGCCGTCGGGCTCCACCCCGGCGGCCGTTTCGCTTTTCTCGTGTCGCCGTCCTTCTGACCTGCGATACTTGCGGGATTGTACATGTGAGTTGTACAACTCTCCAGGACTCGTGATCGTTTATCTGGATGGAAGGGGGTGCGGTGACGCTCGCCTCGCTACTGGCTGTCGATGACCGACCGCTACGGTTGTCCTACTCAGACCGACGACATGAGGGGCGCAACGTGACCGACCGGGATGACCCGCTGCTCGAGATGGATGACGTGGCGGCACTCATCGGCGTCGAGCCCGCAACGCTGCGCACCTACAACTCCCGAGCGAAGAAGCGCCGGGAAGACGGCATCGCGACGAAGGCCGACCTGCCGGCACCAGACCGCGTCTGGGGTCGTACGCCTAGCTGGCGGCGGTCGACGATCGAGAAGTGGCGGCTGAACCGCGCGGAGCAGCCCAACGTGCGGGACGTCCCGCCGGCCGAGTAGTTCCCCAATCAATAACCCCGGTTGACGCTCGATCAACTCGCCTGTAGGTTGTACAACTCAGTAGTACAACTCGCTTAGGGTTGTACGAGTGAGTGGCACAACCCCCGACCCCTCCGGAGGAGCCTCCCTTGTCCGAGAACACGCCCCGCTCCCGCGATCGGTGGACCGACTACGTCCGCACCGCGGCGTTGTGGCTGCGCGACACCGGCCTCGGCGCCTTCGGCTTCGCCCTCGTTCTCGTCGTCGCCGTGTCCGGCTGGGCCGCATCGTTCATTGGCCTCCACCAGTTCGGCGTTGAGCACATGAACCTCACCGACACCACGGCGTGGCTCGTGCCCATCACGTTTGATGGCGCCCCGGCCGGCCTCTCCATCGTCGTCGCCCGGGCCGCGACCCACGGCCGGCCCGCCACCGTGTGGCGCCTCCTGATCGTCGCCTTCACCGGGCTCTCGTCCTGGATCAACTACGAGCACATCGAGGACGAGCTCGGTCGCCTTGTGGCGTCGTTCATGCCGCCGTCCGCGGTCCTCCTCTTCGAGGGCCTGATGTCCGAGGCGCGCCAGGCAGCCATCCGCCGGCGGCGCGCCCTCGACGGGACCCCGGAGGCCCCGAAGCTGCACCTCGCCCGCTGGCTGTTCGCCCCGTGGGACACGCTGATGATCGTCCGCGGATACGTCCTCTGGCTGGGGCTCCCCGAGGGGCTCGCGGCCGCCAAGGAAGCGGAGTGGGAGAAGCCGAAGCGGAGGATGCCGTGGGGCGCCACGAAGGCGCCTCGGGCCGCCGCCACGAACGCCCCCGAGGGCGCCACGGCACCCGCCACGACGGGCGCCACGGGAACGCTCCGGAGCGCCGCCACGAACACCCCCCGTGGCGCCATGGCACCCGCCACGGCGACGCCACAGAGCGCCGCCACGGGAGCGCCCCGGAGCGCCACGGCACCCGCCACGGGGAGCGCCACGGGACCCGCCACGACGGGCGCCACGGGAGCGCCTCAGAACGCGCCACAGAGCGCCGCCATGGCCGCCACGACGGCCGCCACAACACCCGCCACCGGAGCGCCCCAGAGCGCCCCCGTACCCGCCACGACGGGCGCCACGGCCCCCGCCATGGGAGCGCCCCGGAACCCCCGGGTCACCGCCACCGTGGCGCCGCCGGCCCCCGCCACGACGACGCCCACACCCACCCCGAAGGCCGGCCCGAAGAACACCACGAAGAAGACCCGGAAGCCCGCCGGATCGGTCACCCGGACCGAGGCGCAGCAGCACCTCCGCGACCTCTACGACCAACTCGGCCGGCGGCCCCTCGAGTCGGAGATGACCGACGTCCTCGAGGAGATCGGCTCCAAGTTCACGTCCCGGCAGTACGCCAACAAGCTCCGCGGCGAGATCGAGTTGAAGGAGCCGCACCTCGTCGCGCTCGGGTCGACCAACGTGACGGCCCTGAACGCCACCGGGACGTGACTGCAACCGCAGTCACAGTCTGATCCTGCACCCCCCGCCCCCCTCTGATCAGTGCGAACACCCCCCCGATCGCACTACGACCGCAGTCACAGTCACAGTCACAGCGAAGGAGCACCATGAGCACCGAAGCAGTGGCGCCGCCCGTCGACGCGACGGAAGCCGCGCCGGCGCCGGCCGCGCCGCAGCCGACCGTGACCTCCGATTGGGTGCCCGCGACCACCACCCCGAAGCCGCGCGCCGGCCGGGACCGCGGGATGCCCGTGGCCCCCGTGCTGACTGCCGCGGGCAACGCTGTGGCGATGGCCGGCACTGGCGCCTACGAGGCCGCCGGCCTCACCGGCCTTGCCGTCGCCGGTGTGGTCGTGGCGGGTGGAACCGTGGCGGCCGTGGCGCGCCGCCGGTCGACGGTGAAGCGCCGCATGGCGTCGACCCGTTCGGGCGGCTCCCGTGGCGGGTCCGGTGGCAGCCGTGGCGGCCTCGGGTCCTTCGGTCTCGGTGGCGGGTCCCGTGGCGCCGGCCGCCTCGGTGGTGGAAGCCGCTCCGGTGGCGGGTCCCGTGGCGGCCTCCGTGGCGCCACGACCACCCGCTCCGGCGGCGGTTCGTCGCTGCTGTCCGGTGGCGGGTCGTTCCGCCGCAACGGGGGCGCCACCGGACCGGCCCGGAAGGGCGGCCTCGGCGGTGTCACCGTGGCGCCGCAGAAGAAGACGAAGGGCGCTGGCCGTGATGGTGTCGGCGCCGCCCGCCACCGCGCTAACCGGAATCACGGCAAGGCCACCCGCGCCGCCATCGCGGCGGCCCGTGGCGTCGGCCGTGGCGCCCGCGGTCTCGGCCGTGGCGTGGCGCGTGCCGGCGGCTCGTTCGGCCGCGCCATGGCGGCCTCGTGGCAGGCAATCCGTCCGGTCCGCACGGGGCGGACGACGACCCGCGCCACGACCCGACGGCGTCTCCGGAAGGCCGTCGGTGCGCTGTGGGACGGCGCCCGCGCCATCGCCTCGGCGACCGGCAGCCGCATCTGGAACCCCAAGAACCGGGACGGCCGTTCATGGCTGGCCCGGGTCCGTGACGCGTGGACCCGCCGCCGTGAGGCCCGCGCCGCGAAGGCCGCAGCCAAGGCCGCCGAGGCCGCGGCCACTACCGACACCCGCACGGTCGCAGCGACCGTGCGCCGCCCCGCCGGCGTTTCCGTACCCGCCACCTTCGGAGGAGCAACAGCCATGCCCGGACACCACTTCACCGGCCCCGCGATGGAGATGGCGCGCGGCGCCGCCGCCTACGACCCCCAGGGGATGCTCCAGGTCGGGATGGACTTCGCCGGCCTCAAGGACGCCCTCGAACTCGTCGCCGAAGCCATGAAGATCAGCGTGGACAACGCCGACGCGAAGCAGCCCCTCGCCGAGCCGATCATCGACCACATGCGGCAGATCTGGCAGCTCCAGATGCGCGCCGCCGAACTCGCCGGCGAACTGCCCGCCGCGTTCCGCAACTTCCACCAGGTCGACATCGCGCGCCTCGAGAACCCGCGCAAGGGCCCGGCCGGCGAGGCCATGTGGGACGTCCGCGCCAACCAGTACTGACCCCCACCCAACGATCAAGGAAAGGACACACGACGGTGAAGCTCGACTGGGAGCGCGGACACGGACCCGTCACCGGGTCCGTCAACGCGGCCACCGGCGCCCTCGTCGCCTCGTGGGCCGGCCACGCCGCCCACGTACCGCCCCTGTGGGCGGCCGTCACCGCCGGCGGCGGCCTCATCGGTACCTACATCGGCGGCCGTATCCGTCGCGCCACCCGCGGGCACCAGGCCCTCCGCGCCGCCGGCTGGCTCGCGGCCGGCACCTGGTGCTCCCTCGCCGTCGCGAACGGCCCGTGGACCCACATGGGCCTCGGAACGCTGGCCGGCGGCTCGCTCGCCCTCGGCCTCGCCATGACCGGCGCGAAGCACGTCGACGAGAAGGCCGCCGAGGAGGAGGCCCGCGCGGAGGCCGTCGTGCGGCGCGCCTACCTCGACGCGAAGTGCCTGGCCATCGCCGAGGAGTGGGAGGCGCGCATCGCCCGCGTCGCCCACGACAACCTCGACGTGGAGGTCGTCGGCGTCGACTTCTGGCCCGAAGATGCCGGCTACAGCCTCGACGTGGAGATGCCCGCCGGCGGGGCGAAGTGGAAAGACCTCGCCGTACTCGCCGACTCCCTCGCCGCCGACGCCCGCCTCCCCGAAGGGTGCGGCGTCGAGGTCGGGTCCGGGGCGCACCGCGGCGCCGCACTCGTCCACGTCGCCACCGTCAACGCCCTCATTGGCGAGGTCTTCTACCCGGAGGACTACTCGCCGCTGTCCGCGAACGGGCCGGCCCCGCTCGGCATCCACCGGGACCGGTCGGTGTTCGCGCCGATCACCCGGCAGCGCTCCGGCCTCACCGTCGGACAGAAGGGCACCGGCAAGACGAACCTGATGAACGTCAAGATTGCCAACCAGCTCCGCATGGTCGACGTCCTCCCGTGGATCATCGACCTCAACGGCGGCGGCCTCGCCCTCGCATGGCTCCACGCCTGGGAGATGGCGGGACGTCCCGGCGGCCGGCCGCCCATCGACTGGGTGGCCGACACCCCGGAGAAGGCCCTCGAGCTGTCCGCGGCCCTCGTGCGTATCGCGCTGGCCCGTAAACCGGGCTACAAGCACCTCGAGATCGAGGCCAACGACGACAAGCTCCCGGTGTCGCCGGCGGTGCCCGCGATCGTCTGCGACAACGACGAGATCGCCGAGCTGTTCTCCCCGCGCGCCCGCCGCGACCCGATCCTCCGGGAAGTCGGCGACAACCTCGTACGCGTCCAGGAGCTGGGCCGCGCGGCGGCGACGAACGTGGAGAACGCCGCCCTCCGCGCCACCCAGGACGTCATCAGTGAGCCGCAGATCCTTAAGCAGTCCAGCCTCCGTATCGGGCTGCGCTGCGACGAAGCCGAACTCTCGTACCTCATGGGCTGGAACGACCGGCTCTCGCCGGAAGATGCGCCGTACCCCGGGTGCGGCTTCTACAAGGTCGACCAGGAGCCGGCCCGGCCGTTCAAGGTGTACCGCCTCACCCCGAACCAGATTCGGGAGATCGTCGTGGCGACTGCCGACATGCGCCCGAAGCTCGACGAGCTGTCGCGGCGCGTGGCGGGGGAGGCGTACGTGCGCCGGTGGGAGAACACCGACCACCTGTTCGGCCGCGCCCCCGCGCCGGCCGCCGCGACGCCTCCCACCGGGACGACGTCCACGGCCGTCGCCCCGCCCCGCCCGCCGGCCGGCGGTGTGACCTCCAACTGGAACACGACCGACGAGCCGAAGGACACCCCGGAGGCGAAGGCCGCCGACACCGCCCGGTCCGCCCTCGACGACGCCGACGCGGCGAGTAACAAGCTGCGCGCGGCGATGGACGACGCGAGCGTGCACGACCCCGACCTCGACCGGCAGTTCCGGGACATCGCCCGGGGCGGCGGCATCGACTGGGAGAAGGCGCCGGTCGTCCCGCCCGCCGACGACGACGCGGCGAACGACGAGGACCCGCGGAAGGGAATGGTCTTCTCCATCGTCCAGAAGGCCGGCCCGGACGGCATCGGCCCGGAAGCCATCCGCGATATATTCGCACAGGTGTTCGGTAAGGAACTCGGCGTCAAGACGCCGCACGCCGCGACCATCGGCCGCTGGCTGTCCGCTGACTCTCGCGTGCACAAGCCCGGCGGGTACGGCCGGTACGCCGTCCGCCCCGAACAGACAGGAGAGTGACCATGCAGCCGTCTACGCAGCACGCGCCGGCCACGCCGCACACCGACCCGTTCTCCGACCTCACCACCACCCAGATCGAGGCGATCCTCGCCGACGTCCGATTCTCCCGGGACCACGGCATGCAGCCCGCGGAGGTCACGCAGCGGTACGCGCACCTGGTGACGCGGGCCGAGGAGTGGCAGGAGGCGCAGCGCCGGCACGAGGTGACGGTGTACCCGGCGGTCCCGGCCGTCCCGGCCCCGTACACGGGCCCCGGCGTCTCGCCGCTCCAGCAGGTGCTCCTTCCCGACGGGCGGGTCGTCACCGGCTACTCGATGGCGCCGGCCGCGCCGGCGGTGCAGCCCGCGCCGGTCGAGCGGCGCGGCGGTGTCGACCCGGGCGCGCAGAAGATCGCGGCGGCCGGTGTCGCGGCGGTCGGAATCGGCTGGGGCGGGTCGCTGATCCTGTCGGCCGTCGCGGCCGCGGAGACCGGGCTGTGTGCGCTCGCGGTGTGCCTGATCGCCGTGTGGGCGATGCGTGGCCGGGGCGGGGGAGCGGGGAGTGTCCGGGTCGACGTTCGGGTCAGTCCGACGATCACGGCCTCCAGTCATGCCCGGAGGTGATGATCAGGAAACGTGAACGATGCTCACGTTTGAGATTTACTTGGGTGTAGGAGGCAGTTATGGGGAGACCGCAGGTAAAGGGACGATTAAAAATCTTGGCGAACGGTCGGCCAGGGGAGTTCTAGGATGTCCAGTACGCGAAGTTTCGACGAACGACACGGACCCCCTACCGTCCGTAACACCCGTCACCCATCGTTAAAGCCCCAGCTCACGCGCGCGAAACCCGAAAGAATCCTTGGGCCCCGCACCGAAACGGAGCGGGGCCCCATCGCGTCACGGCACGGTCACAAATGTCACCGGCCCCTTTCCCCTGCAAATTTCGCAGGCAAATGACAACGGCCCATCGGGGATGATGTGCCCCGATCAATTCGTACGGGAGTAGAGAGTGGAGCAGAGGGCCTTGAAGGAGGCACTTCGGATTTTGTTGACGCGTCGCCGGTCGGAACTCAACCCGACCGACTACGGGATCACCCGCATCGCGCCCCAGGGACGTCGACCAGCCGGAGGCGGCTTGTCACAGACCCAGGTCGACGACGTGCTCGGCTTCGGCCGCGGTACGTACGAGAGGCTCGAGAACGGGCGATACAACAACGCACCCGAACACCTCCTCAAAGCCGTCGGTGAGCTGTTCGACCTGAACAGCCACGAGTGGGCGTGGCTCTGGAGCATGACGTGGCGCCGCCAGCCCCCCTACGCGCTCCACCCGGCGACCACCGAGGAGATACCCGCCTCGTGGACCCGGGTCATCGACAGCCTCCCGCACGCCGCCTACATCACGAACCACCGCTGGGAACTGGTCGCCTACAACTACCATTTCCCGCGAATCTTCCCCGGCCGACGCGTCCCGCCGAACACGATGGAGTGGATGCTCCTCAGCCCCGATGCCCGCTTCATCCTCACGGACTGGAAGGCGTCGTGGGCGCCGCTCATCGCCCCCCACGTGTGGGCGGCCCGGGCGGCCCACCCGACCGACATGTACCTCGTCGGGCTCGAGCAGCGGATCCTCGCCGACGAGGAAGCCGGCCCCATCTACCGCGACTTCGGCCCGATCATGGTTCACCCCGACGGCGCCTGCCGGCCCTTCAACCATCCCGTCAAAGGGCCCGGCTGGATGACCCTCCACACGTCATGTCCGACGTCGTCACGGTCCTTCATCACCATGACGATGCTCTTCGACCCGGGCGAGGAACGACCGACACCCCTCCCGCCCCTCCGCGCACGCGCCGGCGGTGCCTAGCCGCACCGGCCAACCAGTACACCCGGCCCGCCGCCATCGCCTCCACCCGCCACCAGTGAGGAACTCGTGCCCGCATACATAGGAAGACCCGAGGTAGTCCTCGCCGCCCACCCCGTCACCACCGACGACCTCGTCGCGCACATACGGGCCACGTACCGGCACCCCGACGACCCCACCCGCGACCACCCGCGCATGGGTGTGTGGCAGCGCCTCATCCAGAACGCCGGCGTCGACCAGCGGTATTGGTCCCGGCCTCTGCCCGAGGTCACGACGCCCACCAGCGTCGGCCACCGCGCCCAGGTCGCATTCGGTGACGCTCTCGACCTCGCTGAAACCGCCGCCCGCCAGGCCCTCGACGTCGCCGGACTCGACCCCGGCGACGTCGACGCCATCGTCACCAGCCACACCACCAGTTGGACCGTGCCCGGCCTCGACGTCCACCTCGTCGAACGTCTCGGCCTGCGCCCCACCGTCGCCCGACTGCCGCTGTCCACCCTCGCGTGCGCCGGTGGCGCCCAGGGCCTCGTCCGGGCCCTCCAGTACACGCAGGTCAAGCCCGGCGCCCGCGTCCTCGTAGTCGTCGCCGAGACGCTGTCCACCATCTATCACCAGTCGGAGGACACCCCGCAGTCGATGATCTACAAAGCGCTGTTCGGCGACTCCGCCGGCGCCTGCATCGTCACCGGGGTAACCGCCGACACCCTCCCGCCGGCCGGCTTCATCGCCCTCGACACGTTCGAGGTGGTCCTCCCCGCCAGCCGCGACCGCTACTGGGGCGCCATCGACGACGAGGGCCTGCACTTCGAGTCGACGAAGGCCGCGGCGAGCGCAGCCGCCGACTCACTGCCCTACCTCACCAACTGGATCGGGGACCGCGCCCCCGAGTGGGCCGTTATCCACCCCGGCGGGCCCCGCATCATCGACGACGTCGCCGCCGGCCTCGGGCTCGACCCGGACAAAGACGTCCGGCACTCGCACGCCTCCCTCGCCGAGAACGGCAACCTCGGCGGTGCCGCCGTCCTCGACGTCCTCCGTCGTACCTACGACGACCCGCCTGTACCGGGCGCCCCCGGTGTGCTGACCGCGTTCGGCCCCGGCTTCACCGTCGCCGCCGTCCACGGCGCCTGGACCTAACTCTCTTCGCGTCTCCCGCGCCCGGCCCCCGAGGAAACACCGATGTCTCCGAACGCAGCCAGCCCCCGGCCCCGCAGCCACCGCCGCGGTGCCAGCCACCTTTCACTGGTCACCGACGAAACGCCCGCCGCCCCGGCCGTCGCGGACGACGAAGGCACGGGCCCCAAGCATGCTGCGCCGGCGCCCCGCATGGTCGCGGGCAGTGCAACGATGCGCGCGCTCATCGGCCTCGGCGCGATCCTGTCGGCCTTCGGCCTCTCCTTCGGTAAGGCTCAGGCGCTGGAAGCGGCGTTCATCCCCGACGCGTCGGTCGAGGCCGAGCCCGAGGTCCCCACCGACGCCGTCGACGACATTCCCGCGGCCCCGGCCGACAATGCGCCGGCCACGACCGGCGTGCCGGCGCAGAAGGCCGCGGCGAAGACCACGGCTGCTGGCGCTCACACGACCCCCGGAACGTGGAACCCCACCGTCACGCTGGCCGCGACGCGCACCTACACCGTCGTTGCGGAGCCCCCCCACGGCCGGCACCGCGGGCAGGCCGACCGGGACGAGTCCCGCCATGCTGGCGACCGCCCCACCGGCCGGCACCGCCGGAGCGGCCAGCATGGCGCCCACAACCGGCCCAGGTCCCGCCACGACGGCGCCACACGGCCCGCCGGCAAGGCGAAGGGCATCACGGTCGTGACCGGGTACGACGTACGGAGCGTGTAGCGACACCAGATTTGACTTGGTCGCCCAGAGTGAGTCATAGTCCATGCATTGTTGAGCTTTCTGTCGAAGGGCCGCCCCTCACCGGGCGGCCCTTCGTCGTTTCCGGGAGGCATAACCCTCGATGACGTACCGCCCCGTACTCCTCTCCCCGGCTGACATCGCCCACCTGATCGGCCGCCCCAAGGGCACCGTCACACGTTGGGCCAGCGAGGGCCGCATCACCTCCTACGACGGCCGGTACGACTACCTCGAGGTCCGCGGCGTCGCCACCGGCGACGTCAAGGTCCCGCCGAGGCGCACCCTCGCCGCGGCCTAACCCTCCCCAGCCCCCATAGACCGGCCCCGCGCGGACGCACGTTTCCGGCGGGGCCTTTTACGTCGGCCGCCCGCATTGAGGGGTGCGGGCGGCCGACCCCCCTCACCCTCGGGAGCAGCCCCATGTCGTCCCTTCCCGCCGGATACGCGCCGCGCGCCCCGCGCGCCGAGCGCCGCCGTGTCTCCCGCAAGACCGCACGCCAGCAGACCCGGGCCATGCACACCGTCCTGGGTACGGCGCCGCGGTACGAGCCGGCCCGCAACGACGACACCTGTCCCGAGCACCACCGCGCGCGCCCGTGCAAACGATGCGTGTAGGGACGCCCCCCGCCACGACCTCGAACACCGCCACGGAGGCGCCACCATGTCCAACCTCATCGAAGCACTTCACAGCCTGGCGGAAGACCTCGAGGACGAAGGCCACAGCCTCGCCGGCCGGTTCCGCGACCTCGTCGACCGCGTCAAGGCCGACTTCGGGCACCTGATCGGCGGCAGCAAGGACGAACTCGACTCGTTCGTCGGTCGGGTCGTCGCCACGCTCGCCCCCGAACTCGACGACCTTCGGGCGAAGGTCGTGACCGAGGTCGTTGCCGAGTTCGAGAAGGCGACGGCCGAGATCAAGGCCCTCGTCGTCGACCAGCTTGCCGCGACGGCCACCCCGGCCGGCACCGCGGCACCCGCAGCCCGGGACTAGGTAGAGCCCCGCCCCGGCTCCCTACCCAGGGCTGACCCCCGGGCCCCGGCCGCCGACTCCCGGCCGGGGCCCGCCGACTTCGCCCCCCGCCCCGGTCCTCGCGACCGGGGCTTTTTCGTTGCCCCCGACCCTCACGGGAGACCCACGCATGCCTGGCGCCGTCTACGTCGAGACCAGCGACGTCCCCCTCGACGAACTGACCCCGTTCCCCGGCAACGCCAAGCGTGGCAACCCCGCCGAGATCCTGGTCAGCCTCCGCCGTAACGGCCAGTACCGCGGCCTCGTCGTCCGGAAGATCCCCGGCGGCCCGCTCGTCGTCCTCGCCGGCAACCACACCATGCAGGCCCTCCAAGCCCACGGCGCCGGCCGATGCCAGCACGCGGACGACGAGAAGCGCCCGTGCGCAATGTGCGCCGACGGCTCGTGGGACGGCACCACCGCCCGATGCGAGATCATCGTCTGCGACGACGACGAGGCCCGCCGCATCAACCTTGCCGACAACCGGACCGCCGAACTCGGCGGGTACGACAACGACTCGCTCGCCGAGTTGCTGTCCTACCTCGACGGCGATTACGAGGGCACCGGCTACAGCGACGACGACGTCATGAAGCTGATTACCCCGCCGGACATCGACGACCTCGATGGCAGCGACGACGAAGACGACGTTGAGCCGGCGGAGAAGCCGAGCCTCGCAGATCGCTTCCTCATCCCGCCGTTCGACGTCCTCGACGCCCGCCAGGGCTGGTGGCGCACCCGCAAGAAGCAGTGGCTCAGCCTGGGCATGCGTTCCGAGGTCGGCCGCGACGGGAACCTCGTCTTCCAGGGCTGGGCCCGCGCCGATCCGGACTACTACCACAAGAAGTCCGCCCTCGAGCAGGCCCTCGGCCGGCCGATGACGGTCGCCGAGTTCGAGGCCGACCACTACCAACCGCCGGACACCGCCGTCGCCTCCGGCACGTCGGTCTTCGACCCGGTGCTGTGTGAGCTGTCGTACCGCTGGTGGTGCCCGCCCGGCGGCCAGATCCTCGACCCGTTCGCCGGCGGATCCGTCCGCGGCATCATCGCCGGCATCCTCGGCCGGCCGTACCACGGCAACGACCTCCGCCCCGAACAGGTCGAGAGCAACCGTGAGCAGCGCGACGAGTTCACCGCCCGACGCATGCTTGCCGCCGATCCGTCCTGGTCCATCGGCGACAGCGCCGACTGGGTCAAGACGCTCGAACCGAACTCCGCCGACATGGTGTTCACGTGCCCGCCGTACTACGACCTCGAGGAGTACAGCGACAACCCGCAGGATCTGTCGGCGATGTCGTACGACGCGTTCGACGAGGTGTACGAGCGGATCATCGCCGGCGTCGCGAAGGCCCTCAAGCCGAACCGGTTCGCCGTGTTCGTCACCGGTGACGCCCGCGACAACCGGGGCGCGCTGCACGACCTTCGCGGGTCGACGATCCGCGCGGCCGTGAAGGCCGGCCTGGTCTACGCGTCCGGCGCAGTCCTCGTCACCGCGGTCGGTACGAGCGCCATCATGGCCGGCCGGACGTTCACCGGCACCCGCGGCCTCGCCCGCACTCACCAGGACGTCATGATCTTCTGCAAGGGCAACCGGTCCGAGGCCGCGAAGGCGTGCGGCGACGTCGACGTCCACCTCCCCGACGGCGTCGAGGAAGCATTCGCCGCCGACGAAGAAGTCGCCGAAGCGGCTTGAGAAGCCGTCCCACTCTCCGCAAGCTGTAGCTACACGCAAGCGGCTGAACTGGGAGAACATCATGGGACTGGCTCGCGAACTGACGATGGGGACCCGACGCCCCCGCGGTGGCGGCATCGCCGCAAACCCCGACTACGCCGCGCTCCGCCGTCTCACCCGGGCCACCACCCCGGACATCGAGACCATGCGCACCATCCTTGACCGCGTCGGCGCCTCCCCGGCCCGTATGCGGTTCAAGGAGGGCGCCATCTACATCGAGGCGTGCAACCGCTACCGGGAGCTGACCGGCGAGGACTACGGGCCCCGCCTCGGCACCTACTGACCCCCCGACACACCGGCTACGGCCCGCACCCCGGACACCCGGGGGAGCGGGCCGTAGCCGTTTCCGCCCCCTGGGAGGTGGCCGGCCGTGTCCAACGATGATCGCGCCGTCCAGGCCCTCACTCTCCGCCTTGCCGGCGTCGACTGGTTCACCATCGCCGACAAGCTCGGCTACGACGACGCTGCCGACGCCCTCGACGCCGCCACCGCGGCCGCCGACAGCCAATACGACGGCCTCCCCATGGACCCGCTCCGGGTCCTCGAGGTGCTGCGCTACGACCGGTTGCAGGCAGCCGTGTGGGGCGCCGCGATGAAGGGCGACCTCAACGCGGTCAATGCCGTCCTTCAGATCGGTGACCGCCGTACCCGCGCGCTGCGCCTCAACCAGCGGAGCCGGGATTGAGCAGCATGCGCCCGGAGCACGCCGACGGCGACAAGCCGAAGTGTGGGGCGCGGAAACGGCAGGGTGCCGCCGGCGAGACGTGCACGTTCGTCGCCGGCTGGGGCACCGACCACGTCGGCTTCGGGCACTGCCGGCTCCACGGCGGTAACACCCGCACGCAACGCACCGCGGCCCGCGCGGAGATGGTCGACGTCCAGGCCCGGAAGGTCCTCGCCACCCTCGAGGTCGACGCGGTCGGCGATCCGTTCGCCGCGTTGTCCCGCCTCGCCGGCCAGGTGCTCGCGTGGCAGGAAGCCATCAGCGAGATCGTCAACGGGCTAGGCGACCGTATCCGCTACGAGGGCGCCGCCGGCTCCGAGCAGCTCCGCGCCGAGATCACGTTGTACGAGCGGGCGATGGACCGCACCGGTCACGTCCTCGGCATGATCGCGAAACTCAACATCGAGGACCGCATGGCCCGCGTCACCGAACGCCAGGCCGATGCCCTCGTGTCCGCCCTCGAGGCGGCACTTGCCGCGGCCGGCGTCACCGGCGCCGCGGCCCACGACGCCCGCCAGGCAGCCGCCCGGCACCTCCGCGCCGTCTAGTTCCCCACACACCCCCTCGGAGCACCATGTGAAGCCCAAGGCCCTCGAAGCACTCGAAAACTGGGAAGCCTGCTTCGCCGAGCAGCAAGACGCCGCCGAGGCGGCCGCCACCGCGGCCTTCTCCCTCCTCCAGAAGCTCGGCTATCCGACCGGGTGTTGTGACATCCGCATGGAGTGGGAGAAGGAGGGCCTCGGCCGCGGCACCGTATGCATCAGCGACACCGCCCGCGGCACCGTCGAGTTCCAGGGGATGCCCCAGCAGCCGGTCGGCGAGGCCATCGACGAACTCATGGGCAAGACCTGGTTCGAGGCCCCCGACGGCATCGCAACCGCCGAGGCCGGCACCTACTACTGGTGCGACGAGGACCACGGCGGCGAGTGGGAGATCAAGGTCATCGGCGACGGCACCGTCGAAATGCTCATGGACGACATGAAGGTCCCCGACGTCCTCGCCGTCCTCGACACCCTCCACACCGCGCTCAAGGTCGCGTAGCACCCCGGGAGGAGGCGACCCGAGGTGTCCAGCGACATGGACGCGCTCGCGATGGCCGCCGACCGCCTCGAAGGGCGCAGCGCGGCCGCCGACCGCCACCCCACACCGCACGACCTCGCCCGCGCACTCGATCCGAAGGTCGTCCGTACGCCGGCGCTCAACCTCCTCGACCAGAACCTGATGGACGTCGCCGAGGGCCGATGCCGGCGCCTCATCTGGACCATGCCCCCTCAGGAGGGCAAGTCACAGCGGGTGTCGCGGACGTTCCCCGCGTGGATGCTCGCCCGGGACCCGGACAAGCGCATCGCCATCGCGTCGTACGAGGCGACCACCGCCCGCCGGTGGGGCCGCGCGATCCGTAACGACATCCGCGACAACCGCGAGATCTTCGGACTGTCCATCAGCGCCGACACGTCGTCGGCGCAGGAGTGGCAGATCCAGGACCACACCGGCGGCGTCTACTCCGTTGGTATCCAAGGCGCGCTGACCGGCCGGCCCGTCGACGTCCTCATCGTCGACGACCCGATCAAGGACCGCGCGCAGGCCGAGTCACTGGTGTTCCGCAAGCGTGCGTGGGACTTCTGGACCGACACCGCCCGCACCCGACTGGCCCCGGACGCCGTCGTCATCGTCGTCCTCACCCGCTGGCACGAGGACGACCTCGCCGGCCGCCTCCTCGCCCAAGACGTACGCGGCGAGTGGCGGCACATCAACATCCCCGCGGAAGCCGACCACAAGCCCGAGGAGGGCCAGACCGACCCCCTCGGCCGGCAGCCTGGCGAGTTCCTCCTCTCCGCCCGCGGCCGCACCGCGAAGGACTGGCAGGACACCCGGCACGACGTCGGCTCCCGTACCTGGACGAGCCTCTACCAAGGCCGCCCGGCCCCGCAGGCCGGCGACGTGTGGAAACGCCACTGGTGGCGCCGCTACGGCACACCGATGTGGTCGCAGCACCCGGACCACCCGGACGCGTACATGGTCGCCGAGTTCGACCAACTGATCATGTCGTGGGATATGACTTTCAAGGACACCAAGTCGAGTGACTACGTCGTCGGCCAGGTATGGGCCCGCAAGGGCGCGAACGTCTACCTACTCGACCAGGTCCGCAAACGGCTGTCGTTCACCGACACCCTGACGGCGTTCCAAGCCATGGTGAAGCGCTGGCCGCAGGCCACCGCCAAGCTCGTCGAGGACAAGGCCAACGGCACAGCGGTCATCAACACCCTGAAGTCGAAAATCCCCGGGATCATCGAGGTCACGCCGACCGAGTCGAAGTACGCCCGCGCCAACGCGGTCGCCCCCGTCCTCGAGGCCGGTAACGCGTTCCTCCCGGAGAAGGCCATCGGGCTGTTCGACCCGGACGAACTCGCCGACGAGGCCGCGGCGTTCCCGAACGCCACCCACGACGACCAGGTCGACGCGACGAGCCAGGCCCTCGCCTACCTCCTCCTCGACCAGTCCGGCGCCCACGCCTGGATCAGCCACTTCCGGGCCATGGCCGAGGCCGGGCAGGCCGATGCCGCACCGGCCGACGACACCCCGCCGGCCGACGAGACGTCACCCGACCTCGACCCGCACGAGGCGATGACGGAGGACCCGGCCGTCATCCGTAAGCGCATGCGTGACGCCCGTTTCCGGGACCAGCAATAGGAGCCCCCGCGATGGCGTCCCTCACCCCCATCACCATCGAATGCCCGATCTGCCCGGACGAGGTCGAGGTGCCGATCCACCAGAACGGCACCGCCCGCATCTGCACCGACGGGGACGGGCCGCCCGCCGGCGTCTTCGACCTCACCATCGACATGCGGCCCTGGCGTGAGCACATCGCTGCCGCCCACACCCCCACTCGGGAGACGTCGTGACCGACACCGCGAAGGCGTCCCACCGATCCGCCGATATGTCTTTCATCATCACCCGCGCCGACGGCACGGTCACCGACCTCGGCCGCGGCGTCTACTGGCACCGCAACCCCCTCCGCCGCCTCGTGTGGCGCCTCTGGGGCCAGCCCCGCTTCAACCGCCGCGCACGCGCGGCTAACCGAGACGCGGCACGGGCCGCCGAGGAGTAGACATGGCCACCA